CCTAGCCATCGCTTGAATGAGGTTCTCTGTGACCTTACCCCCATAGATTTTTGTCCATGAGATGTCGTCTGTCTGCCCAGTCATCACTCTGTCTTTGATTGCCTTACGATATGTTCGTGCGTCACCGATGTACTCGTAGTTCGTTCCGTTGATGCGGAGTGCGGGGTAGCGTATATACAATCCGTTAGGCAGCCTTATGCCCTGCTCGTCATACTCCAACATCTTGGCAATAGAACCTGTCTGTCTTGCTACGATACCACCCAGTGCGCTTCCACACTTCTGCCACAAGGAAACAATCTTGTGATTCTTTTGCCGATACAAACGCACAATCCTGTCGGCTTGGTCTAGGCTAATCTTCACACTAATATCACCTTGTCCAATCTCTAGGGTGCGTCTGAACTTCTCAGCCCCCATGCCGTAGCCAAGTCCCAAGATACAAGTCTTACCAACAAAGCGTTCTATCTTGTCAGCCTTGGTTATGGCTCGCCCATAAACTTCCGATGCGAACTCACTATATACATCACGACCTTGTGCGAACGCACTAACTAAATCGTGTTGCTCTGCTACCCAAGCTACCATGCGAGCTTCAATCTGTGATGAATCACATGCCACAAGAACTTGTCCGTTAGGTGCTTTCAATGCACGGCGGATTGTGTTGTTCCCACGAGCAGGCAAGTTTTGTAAGTTCAGCTTGTCACCCCCTGAGAACCTGCCTGTGTGCGCACCATAATAGTTGAGCATGATTGGCAGGCGACCTCGCTCGGACACCCCAATCAAATTCTCGGTGCGAGTTTCTTCTAGTGTGGACTTCACGCCGAGCCTCGCAGCGACCGCGACCTGAACCTTCTCATTAGGATGCTCGAGAAGTTCGATGAACTCCTTGTCGGTCTTTCCGAACGCAAATGTTTCCTTGCCTGTGCGCAGACTTGTTTTAGTTGGGGGGTCAATCCCCAAGTTAGTTAGGTACTTCGCAAAGATTTGATTACTCATCAACGTCTTGGTGATTGCTTCGTCACTAATACCAGTGAGTCCCATGTCGGTGATAAGGTCACGCTTCTTTGCTTTGACTTCCTCAAGATGTTGTTGTAAAAGTTCTTTGTCAAGTTCAATCGTAGGCTCGGTGTACATGCGTAGCGTTTGGTCAATGACCATCAACTCACTGGTAGGAAATCCTTTGCACAATTTCTTGAACAACTGGTAAGTTAACTCCACATCGTTCTTGCAGTACTCCCCGTACTGGGCAAGTTCTGCGGGGGTGAAGTCAGATTTCCTTTTCCCTAGCGCATTGAGAACGTCATCACCTTTAGCCCCCAACTTATAGTAAGTAGCCAAGGCTTTGAGCGAACCCCCCACAGTCATCTGATGGGTTGGTCTTGCCATAGATAAAGTATCAAGCCACAACTTCGGCTTGATTCCATAGTGCCACGATAAGATTGCCCCATCAAAGGCGGTGTTGTGACAAAGGATTGCTTTGTCTTTATAGTCCAACGACTTCAAGAACTTGGCAGGGTCACTGCCTGAGTACCAGTCGGTAGGGTAGTTGTTAACCTTGATGCCTACCCCGATGACCTCAAACAAATCGCTACGAACATATTGTTCGGTGGTCATCTTTGACAAGGAGAAGTCCTTGTCGTAGTAGGTTTCAAAGTCAATGGTCACAATGTCCATAATTATTTTCTTCTTTCTAGCCATATGAGTGCGTACACAAACATGGCAAAAACTAAAACAAAAGAACCGATGACTATGACTGCGAACTTAATCCCAAACCATAGTGCATCAGCCATTACAAGAGCGAACATCAGAAGGAAGTCACTCATCACCTCTTACCTCAACAAGTTTGTCGATGTAGTGCCGTGCTTTCTTGATGTCGGCAATGCCACCTTTAACATCACAACGTGCAAGATATTTGATAGCGTTACCACGTAGGAATCCTGCGAACTGCTCAGGTGTCATCCATGCTTCCATTGCTACCCAAGGTTGTACGTTCATATTTTTGTAGTGACTTCCACCAACTTGTTGTTGGTCGGCTTTGCCACTTGCTACGGGGTGTGCCTTGTCTAGCATAGAACCACTAAGCACACGCTTGCGTACCGCATAGATAAGGGGTAGCGCACACTTGAACTTCGTGGCAACTTCTTTGGGTACGGCACTTGGGTTTGCCAAGAGATACTCTGCGACCTTCGTTGATTTAGATTTTTTCATTTGTCTTTTCCTACTGAGTTAAGCCATGCACATTCTTCCTCTAACACCTTGACCCGTGCACGTAATAGGTCAATGTCCTTCTGTTGTTCAGCCCATGAGGCATCCCATACATCCTTACTCCATCCACCATCATCTTCGTACGCTACACCCCCAATAAAGTTTGCATACGTACCATCACGCTTTTGAATGTCCATATCGACTCCTAGTTAATTAAGATAAGACTGCCTACGATTACTGCAAATAGCAAATACCAAATAGCAAACAGTTGCCATACACTATCTCCTTGATACATACGTTCTCCTTTACCAGTCGTCACCTTTCGGTATGTCAATACCCAAGTCCTCATAGTTTGAGTACTGGTTATCCTCATCTGCATCTTCAAACATAGACTTCGTTGGGGTATGTTTAACTACAACTTGTTTCTCTGTCTTTGGCTTGGCTTTCTTAGGCACACCATAGAAAGCAGACATAAGCGTATCGGTTGCTTTCTCTACGTTTATCTTCTTAGCTTTCTTTGGTGCTTTGCGCAGAGGGGCACTCTCCCATCCTTCAAGAGTAGCACCCCTAACACCACACTTACATGACCATCGCCTGCGGGTCTGTACTGTGACTGCGTTCCATCGTGTGTCTAGGCACTTCATTCGGGTTTTGCACTGTGGGCATTTCATTAAACACTCCAAACTTTCTACGTAAATCTATACTGTAAGTAGTACATACTTTGTCTACTTCCTCAATGACTTCTTCTACTGATACTGTTGAAGAATAATATCCTGTACTAACAGATTTTATAAATCCTTTTAGTAAGTCTATCGAACACTCACCATCTCTGAGGGATGTGTATAGAACTTCTTGCCATGTATCAGAACCCCAGTCAGGCATCTCCCATTGGTGACGATTGATACCTACACGTTCTGCTTCTACTTTTTTAATGAGTGATTCAAGTACACCCATCCGTGCTCGTACTTTAATCGCCATTTTGAATTTACGCAATGCACGTAACCACATTAGTTTGTTTTCTTTTATCACATCAGTACTGTTGAGAGGTGGCTTTGCATTAGTAGGTTCATAAGTATTGAGGTCAAACTGTAAGCCATCAAACACATCGTAAGCAGGCGCAGTTTTAAAGTAGTCCCATGTATAACCATCGGGATGGTCTTTACAATACTTTCTATACCCAGTAGTAGATGTTACTGTGTATCTACCAGTAGCTTTACGTGTCCATAGGAATGGAATAGCACGTTGGAGTGCTTGGCTCAGAGTGATGCTACAACGTCTTGCTTCTTGTGAAGTTAACTTAAACGTAAACTTGTTGTCAGGTGTGAATACACCGACTACTGCTGTATCGAATCGTAGTTCATAGGTATCACCTACCTTATACATACGTGCCCATGACTGCACGGGTCTACCTGCATCAGGGTTACGTGCCCTTGTAAACCACTCAGCAACTTCTCCATACGAAAGTTTATCTGTACGCATATCTATTCCTTATCTTGTTAGTTTGTGTGCTACTACTGTTGCGGTTAAAGAACCCAAGTCCACATCCACTTGCGTGTCGGTCTTGGTACGTTCAACTATCTTGCGATGGCGTTCCTTATACTCCTCAGGAATCAAGTCCCATAAGGGTTGCCACATCTTGAGGGCAGGGGCTAAGGTTGCATGTGCATTGATAATCTTCTTGACTTGTTCCACAAAAAGAGTTCTGCGTTCAGTCACTAAGCGTACTCTTTCCTTGTATGCAATAGCTTCTGCTTTGATGTCCTCAAACAAAGTAATATCTTTAAGTGTGAGTTCCGTATTGGAATAGTAGCCTGTGTTCTTTACTGGAAAGTCATCAGTCTTAGGTATGCTATACGGATAAGGTCGCTTGTTAGTTAGGGGGCATGCTATGTTTAAGTCAACGTCACCAACTTTAGCGATAGTTATTTTTTCTACCTCGTTAAAAAAGCAAGAAGGTAATGCGTTCATTGAAGGAATATACGATGCGAACATGCGGTTGTATACCCTGTCTGCCCAGTCTTTAGGATAAGATTGTACTGCTTCATCTACCTGCTTATCAAAAATTCTCATTGCATTTTTAACAATAGTTTCTTGTAGTTCTTTACTAAATCTTACTGTTGCCATGTCATTCTCCCTTCTTGGTTAGGTTATATATTGTTATCTGTGCTTGCTCTAACACCTCGTCAATGTTAAGCATCTCTTGGGTCGCAGGGTCATCAGGGTATAACTCCTTGACAAGATACGATAAGTTGTTGATTGTTTGTATCGCTTGGTCTGCTACGTTCATACGTATCTCCTGCTTTAGTTGTTTATAAAACGGGCTAACTATCACCATCATTTATCTCCTGTAAGTTATTAGCTTCAATAGTTTCTTTAACTGCTTTATCGCTAGTTAAGTGGTCGTAGTCACGCTCAAGGTCACGATACAACTTCTGCATGTAACCTTTAAAAATAGCTATGCTCTCTGCTTCAAAATCAATCATGTCTTGGGTCAATGCCATGTCTAATGCCGTAGCAACTTGCTCGTGCGTTTCTGTTGGTTGGTCAAGGGTATCTGCAAAGTTGTCACAGTCCACGCTAAAACAAGTAGAGTTCTCGTGGTAGTAGTGACCCCTATGCGTAACCTTCAAGTACACACTACCGCCATGTTCCATCAACTTGCGTATCGCTATGTACTGGTTAGGCTTGAAGTGCTTGTCGATAAACAACTGTAAGTTATCTATCTTCCCTTCAAAGCAAGCACCATCACCTTGTGACCAAAAGCCTGAGAAGTAGATGTTATCTACCTCTATGCCAACTTCTGCCATGTCTTGCTTAAAGCAGTCGTACTCTGAATCCCACCACTTAACATGTTCTACGTTGATGTGTCGGTACTTATCAATCAGGCTTTCGGATATGTTCATGACATCAATACCACTTCACCGAATGGTGCTTCACCTGCATCGGTAGATACCCACAGTACAGGATAGCTAGGCATATCACCGAAGTCATCACAACATAAGTCGGTTAGGAATACACAGGCTATGGGGTTGATGTCATTGTCAGCAAAGTATTTAAACACAGGGCTAAAGGCAGTACCTCCACCGCCGTGTGCCTTGATGTTCAGGCTATCATCACGCTCATACTTCTCGTAGTGTGATACCTCGCTATCGAAGTACACCACATGGATACATGATGGGTTGCCATCTTCCTTGATAGCGTTAATCTCACCTGCAAACTGGGCAAGAATGTCCTCATCAATAGACCCTGAGCAGTCAACTGCAATGGCTATCTCACCGAGGGATTCACCACTTGTACTTGGTAGGTATAGCCCTTGGGATAAGAACCTACGATTAGGTCTAGCGAATGAGCGTTGGTCACTCTTGCATTTCTCTACGAACTTATGAAGCACATCACGCCAGTCAACCTTAGGTGCAAGTACATCATTGACCAGTCGCTCTAGTCCTGCACTCATCTTGCCCATCATCTTTGCGGCTTGTGCCGCTTGTGCTACACGTACTTTCCATTCAGCCTGTTGTTGGGCTTGTTCAGCAGGGGTATTGCCACCATCTTGGCAGTCATCCATAGCTTCAGTACCATCACCACCTGTGCCGTCATCGGGTTCATCGGGCAACAAGTTGTAGATACCATCGGTTGTTTGGTTGCCTGCTTGGTATAGCTGAGGGTTAAGTAGTCCGAAGGATGGCATCTTGCCAATGTTCTCATCGGTCAGTAGTTGGTTAATAACGTAGTCACCTGCCTTGTTCCAACGCTTATGCTGACGTTCGCCTCGTCTGAAGTTATGGTCAAGCATGGGGTGTAAGCACTCATGGGCTACGATGAACTTACGTTCTTCATCGTTCATCTCTTTGATGAAGTGAGGGTTGTAGCCAATACGCTTGCCGTTAGTCCATGCAGTCTTGCATGTATAGTCTTTAACAAAGGGCATGTTGAGTGCCACATTGCCAATGAATGGATGCTCAAGTACCAATGCGGTACGTGCCTTAGCAAGTAGCCTATCAAGGGCTACTTCCTCTGCACTTGTCAGAGGCTCTCGGTCTTTGTGGTTAGGTACGACTGAAGTCATCTTAGATTCCTTTCATGAATACGGACATCTTGTCCATGATTTGCTTAGCTTCTACTGCCGTGTCACGGCGTAGGTCGGGGTCATTACGTAGTGCTTCAGGATGTTTGAGTAATGCACCTTCTACCTCTAGTCTTAAGGCTTCAAGATTAGGGTCATCCATGAAGTTAAGTCTTGGCAGTAGGGCACACATCTCTTTGGTGTTCTCTACTAAGGTGTCACGGAAGATAGCTTTGGGGTCTGCTAACTTCTCAGCCATATGCTTGACACGTTCGTACAGTCTGTCCCATACCTCTTTCATAGCTACGTTCTGTGCTTCTGCTACTCTACGCTCAACATCTTCTTGGATGCGAGTCAGTTCCTCTGAAGCGATACTCACACGGAAGTCGCTACTTGGTACAGGGAATATCGCCATGTCCATTCTGAACTTACGTGCTATCTCCACCTCATCAGGATAGTCAGCATCGTTATACAGTCCGTTGAGTAAACGCTTGGCATCCAGTCGCAACTGGTCATAGTTCTGTATGAACTGGTCAACAAGGTACTGCCATTCATTCTTCTCCTTACGGAAGTCAGTCATGAAGGCTAGGTAGTTGGCAGAGGGTAGCATCTGCGTACCCTCCATACCCCAAGGTAAAGTATTGTCATAGAACTTAGTGCGGATATGGGTAGTTTTCTTATGCACATGGTCAAGCAAGTCATTGGCAGGCAGTAATGCCTTGTTGTATCTACCTGCTTGGGTAGATGTGCCGTAGGTATTGGCAACATCTTGTGTTGCTTTCTTATCGTACTTGCGAGCAGTCCATTGGGATACGGATAACTGTACAAGTAAGGCTCTGTCATTCAGATTCATAGTAGGTACTCCTTCTGTTGGTGAGGGGCATACGCCCCTCGGTTGGTTAGAACAATACGTCTTGGTGCTTCATTGCCCACTTGGTAAACGCTTGCGTGTTGGACAGTTCGGGTTTCTTACGTGAGGCATACGACACAGTAAGCACCGAGAAGTCAGCAGGCATACGCTCTGCATAGGTACAGACCCGTTCAAAGTTGCCTTCAGTAGCACGTTCAGCAATAGCACCA